CCTTCTCAGGATTTAGTCTTTGATTCATATGCAGCATATAGGGAAGCAGCAAAATCGGATGCTTTCCTATTTGGTGACTATGATGGATATCAAGCATTTGAAGATTTAAGCAAAGAGGGGTAACACCCTCTTTTTTTTATAAATATCCTTATATGGATATAGAAAAAGAAAATGTCTCTGTCTCAAAAACAATACGGTGATCTTAGGAGTCTGTACGAAAGCATCTATACACCGAAAACTGAAGTTCTTGAAGAAGAATTTATTAGTGAAGAGATGCTTCATCTGTCGGATGAAGAGATTGTAGAACAAGTTGAAGAATTCTTTCAAGAGTGTGTAGAAGAAGGTCTTGATATTGATCTTGTAGAGCAGACTATTTGTGAGCATATTGATTCTTTAGAAGTTCTATCTGAGAGAGTTGATCCTAAAGAAACGCAGCGTAGAAGAGATCAGGCAAAGGATAGACTCGCTACTGGTAGTGCGATGAAGTCAGCAGCAGAAAAATCTGCTTCTAAATCTGATGGTGGTGGTGGTTCATCCAAACTTTCAAGAATTAAGGGTGCGGTGAAAACTGCGGCAAAGGCAGCAAAGGCAGGCATTAAAGCAGCAGGGAAGGCAACGCAAGGTGGCGTAGGACTTGCTGCAAGAGCAGTAGGAACCGCTCAGAGAGCAGGTAGTGCTGTTAAGGGCGCTGCTAAGAGTGGATATGCTAGAGGTAAAGGAGGTAGCACATCTTCTAGTTCTGGATCTTCTGATTCTGGAGAAACCGGTGCATCTTCTAGTTCTGGATCTTCCAGTTCTGGATCTTCCAGTTCTTCTGGAGGGGGTGGGGGATCATCATCTTCTGCTCCGACAAAAAGAAAGGATGGTCTTCTGAAGAGAGGACTTAAAAAACTTGTTAGAGGTGTTAGTAAGACTGTCTCTGCCACTGCAGGCGCTGTTAAGGCAGGTGCCGATTCAATTACTGATAGAGCAAGGAAAGAGGAATTAGAAGCATCTGGATTGTTCTCTGATAAAGAGATTGAAGCAATTGTAGAGTCAGAGAATGTTGATGAAGCAATGAGTTCTTATGATCGCAATCGTAAGAGAGCAGCACAAAGAGCAGCAGATAGAAATGCTGCCAGAGCTGCCGGTAAGACTGGTGTAGTTCCTGGTGTTGGTTATGTAACTCCTAATAAGGAGAGAGAAACTTATACGGATGAAAAGGGCACCACGCGCCATAAGTCTGGTGCAGCGATGCCCAAAGACTGATATAAACACGAGGGGGGGGGGTTTAAAACCCCCCTTTTTTAGTCGAATCTAGTTACTGCTTTTTTAACAATTATATCTCCTTCAATTACCCGAGTATTTGTTCCATCTTTTATTAATACTAAGTCATAATAATATCTTCCTGGTTTCAGTATAGATGTTTGTGCCGGGACTAAAGATACCTTAATTCTACCAATTGCTGAGTTAGTAATTAATGTTGTGATATTTGTTGAAGAAACAGAATCACCATGTTTTTTCATCTTCATAACCACAGAATATCCAATTAGATTTAAAGATCCAAAATTGTCACCCAATATAAAGGTCTGTGCAAAATCAGTACCTGTGTAAATTATAAGATTAGTAGTATAGACTGCCATGTTTAGTTTTTATAGATTTACGAAGATATACCCAATCTAACTAGTGCAGAACCTTCAACAGCAATTGACTTAGTATCATCATCTGCTGTAAGTAATACGTCATAAACATATCTTCCAGATTTAATTGTGGAAGTTGTAGTAGACGCTAGTGATAGTGTTACTGCTCCTTCAACGGCACTAGTTATGCCAACAACAAACTGGGTAGTTTTTGTGGTGGATTCTGCATGTTTTCTCATCATAGAAGTAACAGCATATCCAGTTAGATTCAAAGGAGTATCTCCTGCAGAATCTAAAACTGTTAATGGGAGAGTAAATGATTCACCCGAATTAATAACAATATTGTTTACATATACCGACATTAGTATAAGTCTTTATTGAGTATTTATCAAAGACCTTGACAATACTTAAAATTGTGATTAGAATAGGTTTGTTCCCGTTAAAGATAAATAATAGCTCATATAACTCTGTAAGATGAGCTTTGATATAAATAACACATTAGATTATGAAAACCCCTGGATCTATTTGGAGAGACCTTTTACTTCTGATAATGTTTTGGACAACTACGGTTTTGTTTATCTCATTACCAATTTCTCAAACAAACGACAATACATTGGGCGAAAGTATTTTTGGTCATTTAGAACCCCACCTGGTAAAAAAAGAAAAGTAAAGCAAGAATCTGATTGGAAAAAATATTATGGATCTTGCCCTGAGTTAAAAGAAGATCTCAAATTATACGGTAAAGAGATTTTCGGTAGAAAAATTTTAAGTTTACACACAACCAAAGGCATCTGCAATTTTGAAGAAACGAAGCAGTTGTTTTTAAATAATGTTTTATCCGAAGCACTTGACGATGGAACGCCTGCATACTATAATAGCAATATTCTAGGACGTTACATGCGTAAAGATTATGGTAACTTTAGCAGAAACACTTCAACAAACACATAATTGGGCAGTTGATCGTATACATACTCTCTGTGAAAGAGAAGAAAACGATTTTTTTTCCAATTTAGAAGATGCTTATGCTATCCAAAATGAATTTTCTGAGTGGTTAGATCCAGATATTGATGATCATAATATTTACTCACTAGAATACTTAGGAGAAGAAGATGACTGATTCTCATGGACCTTCTAAATCATTTAAAAAAGCAATTTTAGAGGAATGTAAAAAATTATCTAATGAAGGAAAAATAATTGAAGCATCTCATTTGTTTAGAACTTATTTTCCTGAAAAAAGTTTTTATGAATTAGAAAAAATTCATGTGAGTTGACAAACGTTGAGAGCAGTGCTATAGTTGCTATATAAATCTTAAAAAGGATGGTTATGAAAATGGTGGGCAATATTTTAGTATCAATTGCAGTTGCTGCATCTTTTACTGCTAGTGCTCCACTTACTCCTACAGCACAATCTGTAGATGAAGCACCTATACAAAAAGTTCAAGAACCTAAATGGACATGTCCAGATTGTACACCCAATGAACAGGTTGTTTTAACAGCATTACAAGAGCATACAAAGATCTATGATAAGAATGCCCTTGCTACCATCATGGGAAATATTCAACAAGAATCTAAATTCATTTCTAACATCTGTGAAGGTGGTGCTCGTGTTACTTACGAGAACTGTCTAAGGGGTGGTTATGGATTGATTCAATGGACTTCTATCAATCGTTATAAAGGACTTGGAAACTTTGCAGTAAAGTATAGTTGCAATCCAAGTGAAATAGATTGTCAAGTTCGTTGGATGATTAATGAACCTATCTTCCAACGTGTTCTTCCACAATTTGAAGGTGGTGGGCAGACAGTATCATATTATATGAGACCTGCATATACCTGGTTGGGTTGGGGTATCAAAGGCAATAGAGAACTTTATGCATATGACTATACTAAAAAAATGATATTAGTATGATTTTAAGATCTATTAAAAATCTATTCCATAAAACTATTCCTGCTCCTAAGTATTTGAAGAATGACCCTTGGTTCGGTCCCGCAGTTTTGTCGGATCTTCAAATGACCTTTAAAGAAGCATATGATCATGCAGTATTTGATAATCAACTATTACCTGAAGATGGTATTTTAGAGTCAAAAAACATTCATGAGACTATCTATCGTATTGCTATAAGTAGTGGAAAAACAACTACGCAACTTAATCCAATGTACGAATTGGGAGGAGGTTCTGAAAACTTCCAAGAGAAATGGCAATCAGGAATTAATTATAACTACTTACAATAATTAAAAATTTTTTTTTAAATATATTACTAATGAAAAAAATTATTATGGCTTTAATGGCAGCATGTCTTGCTGCTCCTGTAACTGCAGATCCTCTTAAGGATAATGAATACTTTACTATGCATTCTATGGGGTGTATGCTTCTACAAGAATGCACTGAAGGAGTGATGGAAGTCTCTTCACTTCTAGATGTTTCATCTCAATATAATGATCCTGAAAGTTTTACTTTCGCTTCTAATGAATTCAATCAAATGCTTGTAGCATTGAATCAGGTGGGAGTTCAAGTATATCTTGCAGATGAGAAGTATTTCCCAGTAGGACATCGTGGTGTCTATCATACTGTAAGCAACAATTTCTATCTAAATAAAGCATTCATGGGTCGTCCCAACACACTCATGAGTGTAATGCGTCATGAAGGATGGCACGCTGCCCAAGATTGTATGGCAGGAACGATTGATAATAGTTTGATTGCTATCATTCTACCCGAAGATACTGTTCCTCCGATGTATCAGGAGATTGTGAGGAGAGCATATATGCTTCAACCATCTGCAATTCCTTGGGAGAAAGAGGCATATTGGGCAGGCAAAACTGAAGGTATGACTCAAGCAGCATTGGAATCATGTGCTCGCGGAACAATGTGGACTGATTATGATCCGACTCCAATGACTCGTGAATGGTTAGTTAAAGAAGGATATATTTCTAAATAGAAATGCGTTGCTCTATATGGAATGCCAGAGGAAGTTAAGAAAGAAGTATCGAATGATCCTAAGAAAAAGGGTATTCTTGGTAAACTAAAGGAGGCAGCAGATGATAAAGAAGAGCAACTTGCTATTCTTTCTACTTTTGTTAGGCTTGGCATCCTTGTTTGGTCTGGCGGAATACTCACGCTGGCATACATCAAACTTCCACCAGCATTGGGTATTCCAGAGCAAAAACTAGACCCCACCTTCATTGCATCAGTCTTTACCGGAGTTTTAGCTACCTTCGGAGTTCAGGCAGCAAAGAAAGCAGGAGAAGGTGGTGGTAATGGTGGTGGTATAAGTAAAGCAGATATGGAAAGATTGATTGCTGCAGCAGCACAAACTGCACCTGCACAAACTATTCGTATTGAACAGGCACCTGTACAAATAACACAGGCACCTCCAAAGTCCGATGAATCTTACAAGATGTAATTATGGATAATCAAAAGTCGTCATTTAAGTGGGTAGTTCTAACAGTGGGAACACTGTTTGGGATTGCTCATATTGGTGTCTTGGGTCATCTCATAAACAAAAATAACTTACCTATAATTAATCTTCCCGTTGGTGATTACACTTCCTACAGTGTAGATGCTGGAAAGGATGGATATAGAATTGAATATAATGCTAATGATCCTAAAGTATTAGGTGTTAGAAAACATCTTGATAAGAAGAATGGATTTTTTGGTATTGGTGGAAATACGCATCTTATAACTGAAGAAGAATACACAATGGATGGAGCCCGCCATATGGGTGGAGGTGTTGCGGGAAAGTTGACTGCCCAAAACGTAGAATGCATCAAAGCGGAGGGCGCTGGAGAATCGACCGGAAAAATGGTGGGTGCTAGTATTGGTGCTGCTGCTGCTCCATGGTTCACTAGTATTCCTTATGTTGGTTGGTTAGTTTCTGGATGGGTAGTAATGCTTGGACAAGATAAGGGTGCAGATATTGGTGGAGAACTGGCAACAACAATGATAGAGGGATGCGATGAACTTTGAATTGGATATGGATGATTATGCAATCATCCTCAATGCTCTACACTACTATAAGAAAGTAGAGAAGCGTGGCAACTTCAAACAGTATAATGAAGAGCGTGTGAATAAGTTAAGAGATAAGATGGCATATCAACTAATACCATCTCCGAATAGTGGTAATAACTTGTGAGTGCTGTATTTGTATTTGGATTTGTAATACTACTTACTATAGGAATGGAACTTACCTGGCCAGTTAAAAAATGAATTTACTATTACGCCCTCTTGATAATGTTACTGATCCTGTATGGTCAGTAATCCTATGTGTGATACTTGCAGTCATAGGTGCATTACTTATAATTATATACATATTAAGAGAAGCATTTGCTGAATTGGACAATGGCAGATCAAATCAACCAGAAAGACGCGAACCAGGACCAGCAGATAGCACTCCTGACACACAGGATTGAAGACGCTGAGAAAACTCAAGAAGAACTCAGACAAAGAGTTCGTAATCTTGAGAGATGGGTTTGGCGTGCTGGTGCTGTTATATCAGCAGCAATCACAATTATCGGAATAGTATCGGCAGCAGATGCCAAGGAGATCAATTATGGGAGCAATGACACCACCAAGCAGGAAATCCTGCTACAACTTCAGAGTAACGGAGATTAATCGTGTTCTTGACGGGGATACTATTGACGTCACCATTGATCTTGGGTTTGATCTATACAAGAAAGAAAGAGTTAGAGTTGCAGGCGTTGATACACCAGAGAAGAGAACAAGAAATCTTGAGGAGAAGGCTCTGGGACTAGATGCTACCAACTGGATGAAAGAGAAACTGGAAGGAGCAATTGCTGGTGATGACGAACTCTCTGTCAGAACTGAACTGGTTGGCGGTATGGGTAAGTATGGTCGCCTTCTTGGTTGGTTATATATTGGAGATGCAGAAGTATCATTGAATGAGCAGATGATTACCGAAGGTTATGCTCACGCCTACGATGGTGGCACCAAAGATATGAACTTAGAAAAACTGCGTGAAATACGCAGATCACATGGAACTTTAACGGAGTAAATCAATGCAAAAAGTAATTAATGTTTTAGCAGTCCTATCATTTGTAGGAACTGCAGGTATTGTTGGTGGTGGTGCCGCAGTATATCTCAATAAAGATTCTATTATTGAGAATGTAAAGGGACAAGTTGCTGGTGCAGCAGCAGAAGCAATTGCAGGACAACTTCCTGGAATGATGGACGCTGCAATGCCAGAATTACCTGGTGCTACTGGTGGTGTTATGCCATCTGTACCATCTATGCCTAAAACTACTGGACCTGCACTTCCATTCTAATAATGATTCCAGAAATCCAGTTAGGTAATATTGATATTGGAATTAATCAAGTTAGTAATTTGATTATTAACGATACACCTGACTGGTTAAAAACTCCACCTACAGCACTACCAATTTACCCACCCGTGACTACACAGGTGGGTATTCCTATTGTTAATATACCAGGATGTGTTGAGTCCCATAGGGATAGTGGTGAGAATCAAACACTAAAGGATGATGATAAAGATGGTGTCCAGACATTCTGTGATGCTGGAACCCCTAGTTTTTATCCTATTGATTATGATCCAAATAAATTAGAGATGACAACAAAGTCTCCACCACCCCCACCTATTAAATCCCCAGAAACTAAAAAACCACCAACTCCTGAAGCACCACCAACTCCTAGAACTGATGCCGCATTAGCAGAGTGTCCTACAAGAGAACAACAGTTAAAGAATCCTGTAGGAAAAGTATTAGAAAATAATAAAAAGATAGTCAGGTATGAGACAGTAGGAAAAGAATGTCTCCCTGTATTTGACACTTTAAATATACCAGATCAGATTGTTGCTAACCTACCATCACCAGGTGCTGTAACTGTTACCGCCTCAATTGCTGTAGTCGCGACGACCTCTGCACTGCTTGCAAAGCCTCTTGCTGATCTTTTGTTAAAGGTTGTGAAACCGACTGTGAAGAAGGTAGTGAAGAAGATTGCGACCTTACGGGGTAAGACGCCCCCGATACTTTCTGCTGCTGAGAGGAAGGCGGAGCAACGGGATCGGAATCGGGCGATAAAGATCCTACGGTCGGCACTGAAACCGAAGGGATAGAATGACGATGTTGTTTGACAGTATTGACATTATTAACTACCACGTCTGCACATATTTTAAAATAAGGACTCCTAGGGTGGAAACTAATTCCTTGCTGCATTAACTGACCACAATTCTTCAAACGAGCTATCTCAAAATCCAATCTTTTATTGGCAATCATTTGTTGCTGCATTTGGATTTGAGTATCTGCTGCTTGTTTACAACGTTCTTGCAATCCACCATCAAGTGGGAAAGAGATTGTTGCAGACAAACCAAGACTGGTACTATAATTTCTAGTATCACCAGTTCTCACGGGTTTCTGCCAGAGTTCGTTTCCCGGATTATCGGGAACACCATCTCCAGTCATTTCCATAGTGGTGATTGGCATATCTGCACCATCTTCATAGGCACGAACAGTTTCACCTGCTGAGTTCGTGTATGTTCTATTATCATAGTGTGAAGACCAAGGCCAGTTCTTCACAATAGATTGAACTTCTACTAGTTGTCCTTGAAAATCTCTATTATCGTATTGAGGTTCCATATAATGTGTTTCAAATGGATGCTTCTCATTACGAGCATGAGTAATGAATGGCGTGATATTAGCAGTCGGTCCTTGACATGCAATACCACCACCATATTGGTTAGTAATATATGGACCTTGTAATACCTGAATAGCTTGGTTTGTAACCGAGCCTGAACTATTAGCTATTGGATTTGCTGTTGCACTTACACCCCCTACATCTGCTGCATGAGCAGGGGCAGTTACAACCGCAGTCAGAACAGATAGACATAATGTTTTTATTGGGTGAAGATACTTGTTGTGTCGGTTATGCTGGTAACCTCCGTGACTCTTTGGATGACAGTTTGATTCGTTACACCCGGTCCCATGTAGGTCTGAGTGAACTGAAATGCTGCCCCTGGTTCTTTGATCGTAAAACTCTGTCCATTTAAATCGAGACCAGAGTTGGCGCTTGTTACTTGCCCCTCTGTTCCTCCTAATGGATTCACTATCACTGAGTTTGTTGTTGGGTTCGGACTGAGGGATTGCCCCCCGTTGGTCACGTTTGTGCCCGATACTGAATATTGCCATCCTGTTGCATAATCTATAGAGTTAATCGTCTCAGTCACCTTTGACGTTGTTTCTGTGTGGCTCGTCATCGAGCCCTGTGTGAAGTTTGGGACCACGGGGACCGCCTGGGCAGGAGCAAGTATGACACTTGCACCCACCGCACTCATTACATACCAAAAGATCGTCCTTAGAGAAGTCATTTTTATTGACCTCCATTTATTTAGTGTAGAATCGAGAGTTCACTAACAAATTGTCCGGTAGCATTTGTACCAGCACCACCAGCCGTTAAAGTAATTGCACCAGTAGTAGAAAGAGTACCGGCAAGAGAACCAGCAGTTCCTGCAGTTGTAGATGTAATGTTACCAAAGTTTGCTACATCACCAACAGTAACTGCTGCTGATGGGATTGCATCACCTTGTGTGTAAGACTGAGAGAAACTAAAAGCGTTTCCTGGAGTGTCTTGAGTGGCAGCAATAGTACCTGGAGAATAAACACCAGAAGTAATTGCACCAGTAGAGATTGTATTAACTGTTGTTCCGTCAGTAGTATCTACGCCGTTGCCTGAGATTGAGAATGTACTACCCAGTCTTGTGACGTTAGTAGCAGCAGCATCAACGGTTAATTGAACACTAGAAGATAATTTATGAGTAAGAGCACCTGCATTTGCTGCTGATGCGGTCATCAATAACATTATGAAAGGTAGAAACCGTTTCATATTTTTTACCAAAAATGGTGTATGGGTATTTTTATTTAGCTTGACCTTCCTTTAATTTTATGATATAGTTACTGAGTAGATAAATGACTCAGTAGCTCAGTGGATAGAGCAACTGCCTTCTAAGCAGTCGGTCGTTGGTTCGACCCCAACCTGAGTCGTTGGAAACTTATAAGTTTCCATTGGATTTCATCCAATAACCTCTTTTCATAAAATGGAATTTTCAAAATCTGACGTTCAATCCAAAAAAATATTATCGCAGTATGACTTTGGTGGACGTGAAGTGACATCAGTAAATCTCTTACTTCTTATTAGCGACCTTGAAGGCACATCCCAACATCTTAAATTTATGGGATTTAAAGATGACATGGACACCATTAATGAAATGAAGAAAAAATACTATAAAATGTATTTCAAAACTTCAAAGCAAGAAAAGTCACTTTTAGATTAATATGTGGGAAACCAAATGCAGTAGTTGTGGTAAAATGACTCCTGCTAATGAATGTCCACAAGTAGGTCATCAGGATAATTTTGGTAAATGGGTAAACTCATTATGCAAATTATGTTGGTTGAAAAAACATTCCTTCTTAGCTCAGCGGTAGAGCGAGCGACTGTTAATCGCTTGGTCCCTGGTTCGAATCCAGGAGAGGGAGTTGCCTCCGTAGCTCAGTGGTAGAGCAGGGCTTTTGTAAAGCTCAGGTCGCAAGTTCAAATCTTGTCAGAGGCTTGACAATCCAAATCAATTGTCTTATACTATCTCTTGTGTGAAGGAAGATGCGTGGAGGGAGTGATCTCCCACCACTTGCGGAATTAGTTTAGAGGCAAAACTAAAGGTTTCCAACCTTTCGTCATCGGTTCGATTCCGATATTCCGCTTTCGGGTTACCGTAATCCGAAATTAGTATAAATACTTAACCTTTTGTCTTTCAGACAATTAAAGTAACAAAAGGTAATACTTATAACGAGAGGTAGTCGATCTCTCTTCCATCCGTGGGATACTCCACGAGATATACTTAAAGGTAAAAAAATGTTTAAAACTGTATTCGCAGCAACCGCTGCTCTGTCCGTATCCGCTGGTGCTGCTTTCGCAGGACCCTACGTTAACGTCGAAGCAAACTCAGGTTGGACTGGTTCTGACTACTCTGGAACCGCCACAGACCTGCACGTAGGTTACGAAGGCGCTCTTGGTGAGAACGCATCATACTACGTCCAGGGCGGCGCTACTGTCGTATCTCCCGATGGTGCTGAAAGTGATACCGTTCCTTCTGGTAAGGCAGGTCTTGGTCTTGCACTGACTGATTCGTTGGGTGCATATGGCGAAGTTTCGTTCGTTGGTAGTGGTGATAGCGACATCGATCGTGGTTACGGATCCAAATTGGGTCTGAAGTACAGCTTCTGATATTCGATATAGACATATAAACATCTAGATGTTATACTGGGGGTGCGACGGCATCCCCTTTTTTTGTATATGGATTATACCCTACCACCACTTTGTATTAGAAGTATTGAACCCGCAGAAACACCGGGTAAAGTACTTGTAGATATGCCATCTCTATGGAGAGAGAGTGATGCAGTAAAACCTGTAGAGCTTCATAAAGAAATAGTTGACTCTATTATGAGTGAACCTTATAGTGTTCCTATGTGCCCACCAGGATGGCCAAACCCTCCTCTTACTGAGACGGAATGAAAAAATACTTGCTAACAATCGTTACTCATCCAGTTACACATTACAATATAATTACTATTGGACTACTCATCACAATAGGAATGTTACATAATCACGCACACTATCAAATGAGTAATGATCCCGATGCATATGTATTTCAATGGTGTAAAGCAAATCCGGAACGATGCACTTATAGGCGAAAATAACTGAGGAATATTAATGATTAGTCCATACTATATTGAAGCACCAATTACTCAAAGAAAAATAGAAGTTCCTGAAGAAATACTATATTACTGTGATGATTTTACATATGATGCTGATAGAGATGATCTAAGGTATATTGATTGTGTGTATATGCATATGGGTGAATATGGAAATGATCCAAAAATGCTAGAAGAATTAAGAAAAGCAGTAAGACCTATTTTTGAATGATGAAAAAAAAGAATAAAGAATTTGCTGAAGATGCAAATCTGTATGATATGATTAAAATTCTTGAACAAAGAATTATAGATCTTGAAAGTTTTAATCAAATTTTAACTCGTAAGATCGGTGAACTAGATAGTGAAGTGAACAACCTACAAACTAATGAGAATTAATCTGTGGTACTCTAAGAGTATGTCTCAATGGAGATGGACTCTTTCTGAGGAGTTTAAAAATGGTAAAACTAGATTAGAGCAACATGCTGGACAACAATCAGAACTGCGTGATGCTATGGAAGATGTTGCAAAAACTGTGGAGTATGTGATAGAATTAAAAGGTAAGGGCGAATAACTCAGGGGTAGAGTGTCTCCTTTACACGGAGGTTGTCGGGGGTTCAAATCCCTCTTCGCCCATATAAATAATTAAAAGATTTCTTTGAAGTAGAGAAACTTAATTATAAACCAATGGAAAATATTAAAGTAAGATGTCGCTCTTGCAATAGAGAGTTGGAGGGTCATCCAACTAAAACTGTCTCGTGTGGTTGTCCAAATATGACAACAGTTCGCGGAGATAAAATATCTGCAGTTGACTTATCACATGTTATTATGTTAAACTCTGCAAAGGTTAGTATAAAATCATCAATTTTTTCTAATCAAGATCTTGAATTTCAAGAGGCAAGACGTAGACGTAAAGTTCGTAAATTAAATTTTGAAGTACGGTGAAAAAAGTTTGGAAAATTTGGAAATATTCTTTAGGAAGTTTTTCTGATGAAAGAACAAAAACGTATGATAATTACGTTGCTATAATACGTTCTACTATATTTGTTAGTTATCTTATTACCAATTGTTTTATTATTTCTGGTGTTATAAGACACTGGAATAATGTTCCATATGGAGAGAGTCCGGTTGGTCGAGGACACCGCCTTGAAAGCGGCTGGAGGTAAAACTTTCGCAGGTTCGATTCCTGTTCTCTCCGTGCATGATTACATAAATAATCAAAAAAGTGTAGATAATGAGTATCCTCAACGTTAACCAGATACAACCAGTAGGTGGAGGAAATACTATTACAGTCAGTGCTTCTGACGTTAATTTTTCTGGAAATATTTCTATAGGTTCTAGTTTTGTTGGAACAGCATCTACTGCAACTCTAGCAACCACTGCTATTTTAGCAAATACTGCTATTTTAGCAAATACTGCTACTGTTGCTACGAATGCACAAGGACTAACTGGAACACCAGATATTATTGTTAATAATATTCAATCGGGTGTTGTAACCGCAACCACATTTATTGGTAATGGATCTGGATTAACTGGAGTTACTGCATCTGGATCTGGTATTAACATTAATGATAGTGGGAGCACAGTTGGTGTTGCTGCCACTGTTGACTTTGGCACTAATTTAAATGTGTCTCCAGCATCTGCAGGTATTGTTACGGTTACTGTAGGAGATACTGATTTTGAGATTGTTGATAAGATTGTTCATACTGGCGATACTAATACTGCAATTAGGTTTCCTGCTGATGATACTGTTACAGTAGAAACTGGTGGAACAGAAAGACTTCGTATAACTTCTGGTGGTCTGGTTGGTATCGGAACTGATAATCCACTAAATGGTTTAGATCTTAATCAAAGTGAGGGAAGATTTCGAGTTAATAGATTCAGTCATCTGCTCATGCAGAATAAGAATAACTCGACAACTAATTATTGGGGAATTTCTGTTAGAAATAATGGAGATATTGATTTTGGATATGGAATTCCTGATGTCAATAATCTTATAGGTGGAGATAAACTTACTATAACTTCTGCTGGAAATGTTGGTATAAACACCACTGATCCACAGTCGAGGTTAGAAGTCTTTACTGATGATGATACTGATTTTGGCAATAGTTCAAATACGAACAATACAAACTCACTTATAAGACTGTTTAATAAAAACGGAACTGATAATACTGCTGTCAATAACTATGTTGGTATTCGTTTTGATGTAGCAAATGGAGCAACTTCTAGTGCTTGGTTAAGTTACGTAAGAACTGGTAACAATACAGGAGCGTTCCAATTTAAGGCAAGAAATGCTGCAAGTAGTTATCCAGAAGTGGCACGTATTCTTTCTTCTGGTGGCATAACATTTAACGGCGATACAACACAAGCAAACGCTCTGGACGATTATGAAGAGGGAACACTTAATTGGAGACTGCAAAGAACTGGTGCGATTGGATCAGGTTCTAATAATAATGACACCAGTATTACATATACTAAAATTGGTAATAGAGTTTATGTGAGTGGATATCTTTATACTGAAAACACCGGAGGATCCACTGGTGTTACTGTAGAACTTAGAGATAATGCCAATACTAATAATGTTGCAACCTTACCATATGTTCCCAATCAAGCTGGTGGATTTCCAATAACAGGAACAAGAACTATTGATGATAGTTATAGAAATATGGCAGTTACATTTAGACATGGGCAGAGTCAAGTTTATATTTACAAAGATGATGGTGATAATGATTATCTTAAGAATAAAAATAATGTACAAATTAACAGTACTCAAACACACCTGGTTATTCAGTTCTGTGGTTCCTATACAACCAACTCATAAATACTACGCCTAAACCTGTTTAATTCGGAGAATAATCCTAATGGCACTTAACCTCAGAACATAAATATAACTAAAAGTATAATATAAAATGTCATCGGAAATTCGTGTAAATAGTCTAACTAATAGAAGTGGTTTAAGCACAGTTACTATTGCCGATACTGGTGCCGTA